CTAGTAATCTATGGACCCCGTATCTTTGGTAGCAATGGCGTCTACTACGTTCAAGGGCGTACAGATACTTGTATCTAAAGGTGCTGAAATTGAACACGTAGCACGAAAGTTAGGACACTGGTACGGCTTAGTTTCTGACATAAAAGAAGCTGAGAAAGAAGCAGAGAATCCACCGCTGTTTAAAAAGATGTTTGCTGGTGACTCTGTAGAACAACAAGCACTCAACGCTGTTATAGCCAAGAAGAAGATAGAAGAACAAGAGAAGCAAGTAAGGGAACTGATTACTTGGGCATACGGAGTTGAGACGTACAAAGAGATGATGCAGATGCGTAAGGACATTAAAGCCAAACGTGAACGCATAATCTACAAACAAAGACGCAGACAAAGACGTATGTTAGACGTATCAGCAATCATTATGGGTCTAATCGTTTCTGGCGGGGTTGTCTGGACTACTGCAAGTATTATACAGGGGTTGAGTAATGGATGAGTCCGCAAAGCAAATTGTTGACGTAATGAGCGTAGGAACTATGTTAGGTACTATCAGTGCAATTCTTCCTCCTATATCTGCCACGTTTACTATCGTATGGGTAGGCATCAGGATATGGGAAACCGATACAGTCCAAGGCTTGTTTGAGAAGAAACGCAAGCGTGACGATAAAGGTCGATTCGTCAAGGAAGACTGAGATATGTGGACTGCACTCATAGGCCCTATCGCTGGACTCGCTAAGACTTGGCTCAGTAACAAGCACGAGCAGTCACAAGCCAAACACGTAGCTAAGATGGAAGTCATCAAGAACACAGCTACGTGGGAACAAGAGATGGCTGCTGCTAGTGCAACCTCGTGGAAAGACGAGTGGTTTACTGTGGTACTGTCGATGCCTCTGTTGGCTGTGTGTTACGGAGTGGCTATGGATGACTTGAGTATTATGCAACGGGTAGGTATGGCGTTTACTGAGCTAGACAAACTACCTGATTACTACCAGTACTTGCTTTACGTAGCAGTCACGGCCAGCTTTGGTATACGTGGTGCTGACAAGCTAATGCAGATGAAGGGTAAGTAGATATGGCAACAGATGAATTAGATATTCTTGCTGATACTACCAACGAAGCTACTGGTTTAGAAGATACTACTTCTATTAGTGAAATAGAACAAGCTTTTCCTACTGCTGATACAGGTCAATATGGCGGTATGATTGATGCTGAAGCTACGTTTGCAGATGCTAGTCAATATCTAGGAGTTAGCGCAGAACAATGGTTTGCTTTTGTTGAAGAAGTAAATGACATTAAAGGTCAAATGAACGCTTTTGAGGGGAATGCAGCTCGTGTAATGCAAGAACGAAGCATTCCTGATGCTGTTTTAGATCGACGTATTGCTGTGTTAATAAATCAAAACCCCGGTATGACTGCTGAAGAAGCTAGGACACAAGCAGAATCTAGCCCAGAGTATCAACAGATGGTTGAAACTAATGAGCAGTATGAAGCGTTAAATACCCGACTTAATAAACTATATGAGTCTGTAGGTTTAGATTCACAAGGCAGTATTACAGGCTCTGACAAAAGTATTGAAGGCGGCGAAGTTAGATTTGATTTAGATACAGGATCAATTGAATTTGTTGAAATTGGTAGTAAGTTTGGACCCGGTATTGTTTTAGCGGCTGCTGCAGCAGTTTTTTCTGGTCCCTTAGCTGCTGCATTGGGTCCGGCTAGTGCAGGAGGTGCTGGTCTGTTTTCTTCTGCAGCGGCGGCTAATGCAGCATCTGCTGCGATTATTAGCTCTGCTTCTCAGTTAGCTGCTACTGGTAAGATTGATTTTGGTCAGGCTCTTGTATCAGCCGCAATGTCATATGGCGGTGCCCAACTTGGCGATGCTATTAAAAGCAGCAGTGCCGTAGGAGATATTGTATCTCAGGTTCAATCTACAACTGATGCGGCAGTAGACTTTTTAAGCCAAGGAAATTCTTTAGCAGAAGCTGCAATTCGTGCTGGCGGTATGAGTATGTTAACTCAACTTGTTACTACTGGCGAAGTTGACATGACTCAAGCAGCAATAGCAGCAGTTATATCAGGCGGGGCTGAAGCCGTTCAACAACTTGCAACAGCGTCTGGGCAACCTGTTGATGAGTTTATGGCCGACTTGCAAGAACAAGATGAGTTTGTACAGGCTGCAATAGACGCAGATATTAAAGATCCGTTTTTGAATCCTAACTACACTACTGTAGGTGATGGGTTAATGGTTAATCCAGCAGGCGATGTATTTAACTACGCTGGTGATGACTTAGGCAATATGTCTACATTAGACACCAACAATGATGGTCAGTTATCAGGGGTAGATTTACAAGAAATTACTACTGATGTTACAGCTAAAAACATTTATAACTATCAAATGGATGATCCTGTTTATATTGATGAAAACGGAGTCCCGGTAGATCCGAAGCTGGTTAGATATGGCCCTGATGGTTTTGTTGGTTATGACGCTGCTGGAAACCAAGTAATAGTTACCCAAAAATATTATGATGAAGTATTTGGTGGTGGCAAAGGTGATTTAGTTTGGACTTCTGAAGGCGGGACAGACGGTTACATTAGTTACGAAACTGGTGAGCTAGCTTACAAAAAAGTAGAGGGTCAATGGGTTGATGCTCAAGGCAACGTAATAGATGATCCTCAAACTGTTGACGAACTAACTATGGTAGCAGCTAAAGCCATAGATGAGCCTTTAGAGTCTGTTGAGTATTTTGATCAATCTGGTAATCCAGTTACTTATAAATATCCTCCTGCTGGGCTACAAGATAACTTTGAACAAGGTCAGTTTTCTGGTCTTATTTATGGACCTAATGGTGAAATTAGTGAGGTATGGTACGACCCTGTAACTAACACTGAATATGTTAAAGCACAAGGCACTACTGAAATTACAGCCGTTAGAACTCCTGATACTCCACCAGAACCAGTAGATCCTACAAAAGTTACAGATGTTACAGACGTTACAAAAACAACACAACCCGGTGGACAAGAAGTTGCTAATAACACTGCTGATGCTATAGCTACTGTTACAAACACTAATCAAATTAATGAAACAATTGCTTCAGCAGGCCAACAAGGTGCTTCTGCTTCACAGTTAACAAATGCAATTAACGCGGCTGTTGCTGCTGGTACTATATCTGCGGAACAAGCTGCTGCTGCTTTAGGCGCTATTGATGTTACAGCATCTGTAGACCCAAGCACGACAAGCGTTTCTACGGGCGCTGGTGGTATGCTGACAGGCGGTGCTGGTGCTAATGTTGACACTGTTACTACTGGTGATGTAACTACTGGAAGTGGTGCTGGTACTGATGTTACTGGTGGCGGTAATGGCACTGATGTTACTGGTGGTGGCGATAGTGGTGTAACTACTGGTGGTGGTGGAGATGTTGATACTGGCACAGGTACTGGTACAGATACTGGATCTTCTACTACAGCTACCATAACAGGCGCTCTTGGTGGTGCTATAGCTACAGTAGCAGGCACTGGCGATCCCGGTACAGGCGATCCCGGTACAGGCGATCCCGGTACAGGTGGCCCCGGTACAGGTGGACCTCCCGGAATAGATGGTAAAGACGGTAAAGATGGAAGAGATGGTGGATCAAGTAGACCGTTTACTCCCTATGAATTTAAAGGTTTTTCGTACCAGACACCAACAATACAAGAAATAGTTCAGAATCCTAACATTGATTACTCGGCTCCTCTTGATCGTATTATTAACCAAGGTATGTTCAAGGATTACGTATGACATATTTAAATCTAGTAAACAACGTACTTAGGCGGTTGCGAGAAGATGAAGTAACCACTGTAAGTAGCGACTCGTACAGTGCTATGGTTGGTGACTACATTAACGATGCCAAACAGCTTGTAGAAAACGCATGGGATTGGTCTAATCTTAGGTCTACTCTTACTCGTTAACTGGCTACCAAGACCAAGGTAAAATCTTAAATATCATTAATGATACATCTAATATTGTTATGGAGTACAGACCACAAGAATGGTTTGACGATAAGTTCTTAGTACAAACTCCTGTTTCTGGTGAACCTCAGTACTACACCTTTAGCGGTATTGACGGTTCTGGTGACGCACAGATTGATGTGTATCCCAAGCCTGATGGTGTTTACTCTTTGAAGATTAAAAGCGTTATTAGAAACGTAGAACTGACTAACGACAGCGATACGCTTGCTATTCCTAGTCAACCTGTAATCCATATGGCTATTGCTATGCTAGCCCGTGAACGTGGTGAGACAGGTGGTACGTCAACTCCAGAGTACTTTGCCATTGCTGACAAGTATCTGTCTGATGCTATTGCTCTTGATGCACAAAAACATCCTGAAGAAACTATTTGGTTTACACCATAGGGAGATACTAGATGGCCCAGCCTCTACAAAGTATTAATCTAGTTGCTCCTGCGTTCAAAGGGATCAACACAGAAGACTCTCCACTTGCACAAGATCCTTCTTTTGCGGAGATTGCAGACAACGCTGTTATTGATAGACGAGGCAGGCTCGCATCAAGAAAAGGAAACCAAGTAATTACAGAAGACAAAACTGTTCTTGGTACAGACTACATTAGCACTATTCACGAGTTTTACGACAATGCCGGTAACGAAGTAATCTTTAGTACTGGCAACAACAAGATCATGACAGGTACGACTACACTGGTTGACGCTACACCGGGATCGTACACGATTACAGACAACGATTGGAAGATAGTTAACTTTAACGATCACGCTTACTTCTTCCAACGTGGTTACGAACCTCTGGTGTACAGCAACAGTCTAGGCGCAGTAACCAAGATGTCCAGTGTAGCTGGTGCTTCTGTTTCGTCTACACAGTATTGCCACGAAGCTATCGCTGCATATGGGCGTGTATGGTGCGTAGGTAACGCTACAGATGATAACACTATCTACTGGTCTGACTTGTTAATAGGCCATGATTTTACTGGTGGGTCTAGTGGTTCTATTGATGTATCTAAGGCATGGCCCAGCGGTTTTGACAGGGTTGTAGCTATAGCGGCTCACAACGGCCTGCTAGTTATTTTTGGTGAGCATAGCATTATTACGTACAGTGGTGCAGATAGCCCCGCTACTATGGTACTCCAAGACACAATACCAAGCGTAGGTTGTGTTGGTAGAAAGACTGTGCAGAACATTGGTACAGACTTGTTGTTCTTGAGCGACGACGGTTTGCGTAGTTTGGGACGTTCTATTCAAGAAAAGTCTCTGCCTATGTCTGACCTGAGTAGAAACGTCAAGCAAGAGATTATTGCTTACATTGCTACAACAACTGAACCTATTACATCTGTGTACAGCCCAGAGAATTACTTTTATCTTTTGTCTTTTCCAGATGTGAATCTATCTTTTTGTTTTGATCTTAGAGGGGTTTTAGAAAACAACTCTTACAGGGTAACAAGGTGGCCTAGTGTTAACTTTAAGTGCTACCACAGAGACAGAAACGGTGACCTGTACATAGGTACTGTTGCTGGTATTGGTAAGTACTTTGGTTACTTTGATAACAACGAGACTTATCGTTTTCGTTACACAAGTCCCGGCCTTACGTTTGGTGATCCTTCTAAAATCAAAATGCTAAAGAAGGTACGGCCTACTATTATTGGTGGCAACAACGCCAACATTATTCTCAAGTGGGCTTACGATTTTAAAACAGCAACCAACTCTAGAGTGTTTACAGTAAGTGATCTTATTCCCGGTTTTTACGGAGAGTCAGAATACAACGTAGCACAGTACTCTGAAGGCGAGCTTGTAAACAGAAAAGCGTTAAACACTACTGGTTATGGAACCGTTATTACTGTTGGTATTGAGACAGACATTAACGGTTACGGGTTGTCTATACAAGAAATGAATGTACTAGCACTAGTAGGTAAAACGCTATGATGAATTATAACAAGAAAAGAGGTATTTGCTAATGCCACCAACCGTAGATGATTTTATAACAGGCGCTAAAGGACTGTTTGATGCTTTTGGCGCACCTGTCTTAGGCGCTGGTGCTGTCATGGGGGCTTACAACCGTCTTGGAGCTATTGGTGAAGCTGCTCAACAGGGCGCTCAAACCATCGCTGCTCAACAATTAGAGCAGACACAGTTCCAACCTTTTGGTCTTACTACAGGCACTGGCTCAACCTTTGGTTACGATCCTGTAACAGGAGAAGCCAGAATAGGTATAAGCCCTCCTGAACAAACAGCACAGGCTCTTGGATTAAACAGATACAATGAGCTAATGCAAAGAGACCCTGAAGGCGCGGGTCGCATGGTAGGGCTAGGAAATACCTTAGCCACTACAGGTGAGACTATTCTTGGTCAACAAGCATTTGGTATACCTCAAGCAGAGTTAGCTTCTGGACAGGCTTACGGTATGGGCCAGCAGTTTATGCGAGGCGCTCAAACACAGCCTATGGATATTAACCTGTTGCGTGGTCAGTTTGCTGGGCAGGTTCCCGGTATGTTGGCACAACAACCTAGCCGACAAATAGGTGCCCTTGGTTCACAGGCTCTTAGCTTAGGCGCTAGAGGTCTACAAACAACAGCACCTCAAGATGTAGAGGCACTACGCAGACAGTACGGAGCGTTAGCTGGACAAGCAGCACAAGACGTTCTGATGCCTACAGGGGCTAGAGAGCAGGATGTGTACAACCGTATTAGGGCTACACAGCTTGGAGAAGAAGAAAGACAACAACTTGCGTTAGAGGAGCGTCTTGCTAGTCAAGGCCGTTTAGGTGTTCGTACTTCTATGTTTGGTGGTACACCAGAGCAACTTGCACTATCTAAGGCACGAGAATCAGCACAGAACCAAGCATCGTTGATGGCTATGCAACAGGCACAGCAAGAACGACAGCAAGCACTAGGCACTGCACAGGCTCTTGGTGGTATGTTTGGTCAACAGGCTGGTCTGTCTAACACGTTGCAAAGTGCGGCACAACAGAGAGCGGCACAGCTTTCACAACTAGGACTGTCTGCTAACCAGATTGAAAGTCAGCTTAGGTCTGAAGGTCTAGGCAGAGCGGCTACAGCGGCAGGACAAGCAGGATCACTGGCGCAGATTGCTGGTGGATTACAAGCACAACAAGCTGGTCTTGGTCTTCAGTACACAGGTCTAGGCTCTACGTTGGCGCAACAGCGTCAGGCTCTTGATGTAGCTAACCAAGCACAAGCACTACAGGCAATGCAAGCATCGCAGGGTATGTACACAGGTGCAGAAGCATTACGAGGCGCACAGCAACAACGAGCGGCACAGGCTCTTGCGTCTGCTTACGTACCACAAGCACAAGCTATGCAGGCTCTACAGGCATCTTCCTTGTTCCCACAGCTACAACAACGTGGGCAACTTCAAGGTGCTGGTCTGTTTGGTGAAGCGTCTATGGGCGGTCTTGAAGCGTTGCTGGCTTCTGGTGTTGGTCAGGCTAACTTGATGGGACAAGTGGGTACTGGTCTGTTGTCAGGCAGTATGGGCGGCAGCGGCGACGAAGACTCTTTAACTAAATTCTTGAAAGCACTTGGTGTCACTTAAAAGGAAAAACTAATGGCAAAGTTTGGTGAAAGATTTTTAGCAAGTGTTGCTAATCCTACTTACGGTAAAGGATTGTTTAGGGCTGCTTATGGTTTTGGTGCGGCTCCTAGACTTAGAGAAGAACAAGAAAAAGCAGAACAGTTTAAGCTTTTAGGTCCAGTAGACCAAGCAAATTTTATGTTGACTGAAGCTAAAACTCCCGCACAGATTGCAGCGGCACAGTCTATGAAAGCTAATGCTATAAAAGGACAAAGCCAAATCAGTGTGAATAATCTTGAACTAGCTCGCCAACAGGCGTTAGCAGACCCAACCAAGACTCGCGCTGATGCTGAAAAATCCGCTCAAGATATTGAAGATATAATGAAACGTGTTGCTGTAGAAGGTAACTTAGGTAGTAATGCTTTAGCTAGTATTTCTGGTCGTACAGCGTCAGCTATACAAGCTAGAAATGAAGCAGCATATACACAAAAGCAACGAGCTGCTGCTGAAGCACAAGATGTAGAAGACGCTGTGGTTGAAAATAGAGCAGCTATGATTGCTTTTAGTGATAAGCCTATTAATGAATCTGTAGAAGCTCTCGATTTACCTGATGAGTTGAAAGCTAGAATTATTACAAAAGCTACTGAAACACGCAACAGATTGGATGAAAATCAAGCTGCAAAAGATGCACAAGAGCTAAGTA